GAATTTTAGTGTCATATTTTGCTTCCATTTCAGCTACTATCTCTGAATATCCTTTACGCATCATTTCTGTAAAACTGTAATTGTTACTATAAACGGTTTGGTTATATTCATTTTGGAACTTTTTATTAGCCTCAACTATGACGTGTGGCAAGTATTCTTTAAACTTTTCACCATATATATTTTTATATTTATTGTATCCTTGTTCAAAGACACACAACCATTGATAGCCACTATACCACTCGTCAGCCTCTGCAATAATGGTTTGGTCTACAGTCTTTGGCTCGGCTTTTTTCTCGGTTTTAGTTTCAGTTTCAGTTAGTCGTTTATCAACCAAGCTGTTGTCATTATTCTTTCGTTGTCTACTTTCTTCACTCGCTTGAGAGCGTTCCACATTTCTTCCGCGTATTTCACTCCCACTATTTTCTTTATCGCCTCTTCGCTGTATCCCATTTCCCTCGCTACTTTCTCTAACAATTGGCGACTGTCCTCGCAAGACATCATTTGAAACTCTCTTGTACTTATCTGGTCTAGTTCCTTTGGTCTCTTCATCGCTTTTTCCTCCTAAATTTTGAGGTTCTAGTACGAGTCGCTCGCTAACATCACCAAAGTCATGCTCATTCCCTTTGGTCCCCTTTCTTTGAATATTCTCCTGAGATTCGGAAGTTCCTCTTGTGGTGCTGAAAGAATTGCGGCTATCCGTGTCTCCTTGTATCCAGCATCTTCCATTTCTTTCTTGAACAATTGCTTTTGTTCTGAATACGACATCATTTGAAATTCTTGCATATCCATACAATTTTCCTCCTAATTCTTTTATTAATGTTTCATATGTTTTAATGGGTTTAGCAACGTCATTTTCAATTAACCCTGCTATATACTCAAAATTAATATATCTACCAGTTTCTCCCCACCTTGTATATGCCCTACCAGCTGTTTTATTGTGATTTAATTCATTTAATTGCAATTCAACTTGATACCCAGCATTCAACAGTGTTTCTATCAAAGCTCTAATTTTAGGAACTTTAGGACCAACCATAGCAAAGGCTAAATTATCGCCTCTTTCTATCGCTTGATTTTGGACTAGTTGCTCTATAATATATGAACTCTCTTCGTGAACTGCATTTGCTCCCCAACCTTCGTTAAATTCGCCGAAAAAAGGTTTAGCCATATCATTATCTACAGGTCTGGCTTTAAATCTTTCTGACCACGGCTCTACCATTGTGGAAGACTTGCCAGAAGCTGGAAGCCCTATTGCAATTAAAGCTTTTCTTTCTTGCTTAACCTCGCCAGTCCATGATTTAGTTGCTTGTTCATAGCTTCCTATCGTGTTAAGTAAATGATCGCCTATTCTCTCTCTTACTGCATGTCTTTCTGGTGTATTTCTGTTGTCAACTATCTCCCCTTTTATCTTTTCTATTGTTTGAGGAATAGAATCCATTAAATCTCTCGCTTCTAGCACCTCAGGCAAATTGGCAATATCTTCAATGGTGTATGGAAACTCTAGACCACTCAAGTCATTTGTTCCATTATCTTTTGCATATTTCGGAGCAGTTTCTTTGTTATATTTGTTAATATTTTTAGCAACTTCTCCATTTTCTACTGTGTTCTTAAGCCGTTGTATTTGCTCTTTATGTTTATTTAACCACCTTTTGCCAACGATTTCATTTTTCGCAATCGTTTCTTCACTCATTTGTTTAATGAGTTCTTGTTCTTGTAATATAGCTTGTTGTCTTTCTTGGGAATTTTTTAAAACTCGAGACTTTCTCTCACCATTTTTATTATAACCTTGTTCATTAGGTTTTTCAACTGTTTTTTGCATATCAGTTGTTGTTTGTTGAGCAGTTGCAGTTTCTATTGGTTGTGAAAGCTTTTTAAACGTATTATTAAGCTCTTCTAGCGACAAAGGTTTTGAGATGTCTTGACCTTCAACTATTCTGTAAGTGTCGCTCTTTTGGTCATATACAACGCCTAAAAGTGCATTGCTCTTTTTGTTTGCTCTGAATATGTTGATACCTTCTTTTAAATTAGGGTTTGAAATGTCATAAACTGGTGCTTTTGTGTCGCTATCCATTTGTTTAGATATAGCATCTTCAACTTGATATAAGTATTTGAAAGTTGCTTCTAAATCACTTGATAAATTTGGGTTATTTTTGCTTGCATTATCAAATGCCTTTTGAAAGTCGTTAAAATTGAAGTTATCAGCTAGAATATCAACATTTAATGCCTTATTTATTGCATATACTTGCTCTGGTGTTGCCTCAGTCTTAAATTTAACAAAGCTATTAAGGTCAATTGCTCCCTTGTTAAACACTTGTTGTATGAAAGTATCGGGCTCCATAAATAACTGTCCCATTACACTTTGAGTTGCTAGTGTGGTTACTACATGCTCGTTATTGACCATATTTTCAGTGATAGTTTCACCATTGAATTTATAGCCCTTTTTAGCTGCGTCTTCTACAAAGTTTGTCCAGTTCTCTTTTAAATATGCTTTAGCTTGTTGTATACCGGGCTCAAAACTTGCAGCAAAAGCTGACCTTTGCATTTGTCCTAACATTTGAGCACTTGCATTTTCACCTTTAGCTACCTTTTTGTTATATGCGTCTCTAAGCTCTATAATCTCGCCCCAGATGCCACTTTTATCTACTTGTGTTTCTGCTACTTTAGCAAACTCTGCATTCATTCCTATAACACTATTTTGCTTGTTTGCCTCAATGATAGTTCTACCAGCTTTGGTGTTTCTAACTCTATTTGCAGTCCCACCAACACCACCGATAATGCCGCCAGATACAGCACCTACAAGCCCACTGTATAACACACTGCCAGCCTCTAGTTTGCCTTCTTTGAATAGTTCTTTAACTCCCCATTCAACTTTAGCGTCTTTATCAATTCCCCATACCTTTTGGAAGATAGGATCTAAAACCTCTTGTGCAGCTTCTTCAAAAAATTCGCCCTTTGCACCGTCCCATATTCCCCTTAAAACACCTTGTCTTACTATTTGTTTAGCACCTTGTTTAGTAAAGCTCTTTACACCTAAACTCTTTAACACTTTGCCACCAGCACCAAAGACACTTTCCATTGCACCTTCAGCAACTCCAACTGATGTTGCATAACCAAATTCTTTAAAGCCTAGTTCTCCTGTCTTATGATATGCGTCTTCTAATGCTCCACCAGCTGCACCCATTCCTACAGTTAAACCAAGTCCTACACCGCCAGTTAAGGCTCCTACTGCCATTCCAACAGCTGAGTTCCCAATTCCACCTGCAACATCGCCAACAAACTGCATTCCTTTGCTTGGGTTATACCAAGTGTTTAGTCTTTGACCTAAGTCATAACTCCAGCGGTTTTCCATAAAGTGCTTTTTAGCCGCCTCATTTTGACCTACCATACTAAATAGAGCACTGCCTACAAAGTCATAAACACCTTCAAGTGTTCTCAATGCTCCTAGACCAAATGAGCCTAGAGTATAGCCTAGACCCTCAAAAAAGCCACCTGTGTTCTTTGGACGGTTGTCAACTTGCTCAACGAGTTGTTGTTCGTTAGTGATACCCATTAAATTGTTTATGTAATTTTGTTGTGCCTCTGCTGGCAAATACTTAAAGCTCGATGGCAATTTCTCTTGCAACCAAGCTTCAGGATAATGTTTCTTTTTATATTCTTCTGGTAGGTATTTATAGCTTGCTGGTAGGGTTTGTGTGTTCATAAAAATGTCCTTATTTAATTTGTCTTGTTTAAAATATTGTCTATTCTCGCTATTTCTGTCGTACTATTATCTAAACGCATTAAAGAATCTTTTCCCGACTTATATTTTATGTAATAGTTTCCATTTGCATGTTTCTTTATCTCTCCAATTTTCATAGCACCAGAATTTAAATCTTTTTCAACACCTCTTGTTACCATTGACTTTAGTTCCACATTTATTTTTTCTCCATAATTATTAGTGATTGTTACATATTGTCCCAAAGCAACAGACATAGAGCCAAAACGTTTACCATTAAAAGCATAAGCTGTACTATATGTTTTGCTATCATTCAGCTTAAAGATATTGGGCACTGCAGCTAAGTGATTAACCTCTTCTTGGTTATATCGCAACTTTTGTATTTTTGATAAACTGTCAAGATAAAGCTTGGTTGTTTTTTGTTCGGCCTCTCTAGTAGTTGTAATATTTTTGCTAACACGATTTTTAATAATCCTATCTACTCTTTCAGTTAAACTCTTCTTTTCGCTGGCTGATAAACCAGCCATATTTTTAGAGTTTAATGAATTTTTAATATCTCTCAATTCGGCTGTACTTTTATTCACTTTTCCTAGCTCTACTTCTGCAATTTTTTGTGATGTAGTGTCATATGTCTTTTGAGCAAGCTCTTTTCTCATTGCTTGTACGCTAGCTTTAAAATCTGCCTTTTCTTGTGCAGTAAGGTCTTGATATGAATCTACTGTATAAAGCAGCCTGTCTATTTCTTCAAATGTTGGGTTTTCTGCTATCTTTACTCTTTCCGCCTCTAAAGCTTTTAGTGCTGAAGATTCATAGTTAGCAGGCTCCCTGAAATTCTCTTTGTAATAGGTCTCCAATGCCTCATATGTTGTTTGGTCATATTCGTCACCTTTTTTGTAGTTTTCTAACATTGCTTTAGCTGTTGCTTGATCAGAACCAGCAGTAGCAAAAAAGTCTTGTGGCACATATTTAGGAGAGCCTATTGGAACATCTTTATTTTGGTCATCATTACCGCCACCTGCATTTGGTTGCTGTATCCCTGTCCCCCCAGTTTGCACACTAGCACTAGCATTTGCTTTCTTTGTATCGTAATAGCCTAAAATGTTGTTTATTTGCTCTTTAGTTAGTCCACTATCTTTTAACTCTTCTTCAACTTTTGACCTCTCTATTTGGTCATAAAAGCCACTAGCAACATTTGTGAGATACTTATTAAATCTCTTGTCTGATATTGTTCTTTTAATAGTGTTTATTTGGTCGTCATTAAGCCCATATTGAGTTTTAAGTGCATTAAACTGTCCGTCAGTCGTATATGCGTCGTAAGTTCCACTGTTTGCGTAATTCAATGCTATGTTAAAGTTCTCTATATTCTTTTTCTGAGCATATATGTTTTGTTGTTCAGCTTGTATTTGTTGTAGTCCAGCCTTTTGAGTTTCATTAAGCATATTTCCATAAATGCCAAGTTGTTCATTAAATTGATTTTGGTTAAATGTGTTATAAGCTCCACTACTTGCCATATTAAACAAGTTGGAATAAACACCTTCTTTAGCTTTCATAAAATCGGCATCGTAGGCTAATTTTGCGTCGTTATAAGCACCATATATATTTTGTTGCTGTTCCATTGCAGCCCTATTAATACCGTGTACACCCTTTAAATAGTCCGTATATGCGTTTCCTTTTAAGTAATCGCCATAGCCACCACCAGTTAAGCCCATTTGAGCCATACGCTTTGCGTTATTACCGTAATAAAGGCTAGCTTGTTCATAAGCTCCTAAATTACTCGCTATTTGATTTTGTTTGTTTGAATTTAAAAGAGCTAAAGCGTCTTCCTTATCTTTGTCTATTTGGTCTTTACGATTTCTCCAATAATCACCATATATGTTTGACATAATTACACCTCTCCTTGTGTTAATTGTTGTGGTATTTCAGCTGGCATTTGTGCTTGTTGTGGTAGTTGTCCTTGTTGTTGCATTGCCTGTAGTTGTTGCATTTGTAACATCTGCATTTCAGTTTCTTTTCTCTTTCTTAATTTTGCCACCATATCGCCTGCGTGTGGGTAGTGTGAGCGTTCCATAAGCTCCCAGAAGGTCAATAATGTTTCGGTTGATTGTGGTGGTCCATATGCTCCTTGTTGGAAATTAATTCGGTTTTCTTGCCAAATTAAAGTCCTGTTGCTTTCAATATCTCCGCCGGGGTCAGTAGCAAATAGATAACTGTCGTTGTAGTAATATTCGCCGTCCAAATCTCGCTCTAAAAAGTCATATCTATTGAATTGAGCATTTTGCAAATTGCCCTCATTATCTCTAAATGTCACCATTCTTGGCTCGTCAGCATAAGCTAGGTAGAGTTGGAATATAATTGCATCAATATCAGCATATGCAGCATTTTTCATTTTACGTTTGCTTTCAAGCCTACCTTGAGACTGTTGCACTTGTATTTGCTTTGCATAGCCACTTGTAGCTGTATAATCTTGTTGCCCTTGGAAACTATCGCTTATGCCAAGTATTCGCTTTGCTTGGTCATATAATCTATCGGCTTGCATAACATCTTGCTGTATGCTTGTTTGCATATCAATTGCACTATATAGGGCTTTTTCTGCTGGATCTGCTATTGGTAGAACCTCGTCATATAAGTCGTCAGTTATCTTCCCTTTTCTCTCTAAAGGAACAGTAATCTTTACACCAGCTTTCATTAGCTTTTTCATAATACGTGTTTCTATCTCATTTGCAGCTTGTTGTTGGTCTCGTATAATCTCGCAGTCTGACTGCCCAAATAAATTTTCATCTCTTGATACATTCTTACGTATGACTATTGGGAACTTATTAGGTTTGTAGTATGGCAACTTAGTTCTTTCAAGCTTTGGAACATGTTGAACACTTTGTTGTGGAAGTATCATTCCGCCGATATTATCAAAAATAGGCTCGCCTAATTCATTGGTTGCTTGTTGTATGACTTCTTCCATAACAACTCTTCCATTTTTTACCTTTTCACTCTTGGGATATAAAACACTGCCATTTGAGCGTATTATAGGGCTATCTATCTCTTCATACTCTGCACTTTGTTCTTCAAACTCTGGCTTTTCGCACTTGCATAGTGCTTTTGTTTTATTGCAATTCTTACAAATATATTTTCTACGACTAAAATAATCGTCAATATCTAAAATCATTAAATCTTCTATCCATGCAAACTGACAAACAAGGTCATAATCATTTTTGTAATAACAAAAGACAATATCTGCTATATCTTCGTCAGTCCCTAGCACCGCTTCTATTGCCTCTAAATCAATGTTAAATCGCCTTACTACCTCGTCCTTTGATATTGGGTAGTGGATAAAGCAATATTCCATTTCGTCAACATCGTAAACGTTTGGTTGTCCTACAAAAAACTTGGGGCTTAAAACACTCACTGTGACATCGCCTGATGTGTTATGTGTAATAATTGTTTCGTCCCACTCAACAAGCCAAACACTACCACCGTATATGTAGGTGTTTCTCTCGTCTTGGTCGTTCATTTTTTCATATGGGAGTTTGTTTTTAATGTTATCTAAAAGCCTTTCTATAGCCTGTGCATTGACTGTAGTTTCTCTTGATCTAATCTCTGGTGTAACTGAAGCACGTGGAATATAGCTTGATATCTGGCTCTCTATGAGCTCATAAGTCATTGGTCTAACTATTTGTTCTTTTCTTTCACTGCCAATAGGTTTGCCTATGTATTGGTCATAGTTTGCTTGTTGCTCACCCTCAACTTTGCTGTTTGCAGTTTTTGCTTTCTCATATAGTTCTTGAAAAAAGCTTAATTTATCGCCTTGTATTATCATAGTAGCGGTTTACCTCCACATTCTTTTTCTATGAGCTCTCGCTCTTCTTTGCTTCTAGCGTTGTACCAGTCCTCAAGCACACTTGGGTGGTATTTAACCCTTTTATCACTAACGTAGTATGGGTTAGTCCAATATATTGCAAAATATCTTAAGGCATCGCAAATGTGCGTTATTTCGTGCGGTTCAGTTAGACAATCGCTCGGTTTCTTGGAATCTATTTGCAGCTCTGGTAGATACTCTATAAGCTCCTTAACATGCCTATATATCTTTAACTTTGCATTGCCCGTGTTATCAACTTTTAAAAGTTCTTTTACAGCTAACCACCCCGCCTCTCTATCAGCTGACACTTTAGTTAGTGATAAGCCATTTTCACTGAATATACTAGCTTTATCTTTTCCAAGCTCTGGTGTCCTATTCCACATATCAGGCGGAGCTAATGTTGCGTAGATTTTTTCCTCTGAGCTTGTCATATCAAGTATCTTTTTAGCTGCTGTTGATATTGGCAAGTTGCTTTCGTGTAAATGCCTGTAAACGTAACAGTTCCTATCAGAATCAACTCCAACCCATAAGCAAGCTAACATATCTAGTCCATAGTCAAACACTCTGTATAGTCGCCACGTTGGGTCTATCGGCATAATATCTATCACGTGCTTATCTACACTAAATTCAGCAAAATATGCACCTTCTGATAGTTCCCAAGAGCCTTCTAACCAAGCCTTTCTTAATGCTGGTGGCAAGCTTTCCAAGTTCTCTTTATATTCGGGGTCTTGCCTCATTAAGACTTCATTATCGGTCACTAGCGACTGAATAAAATCATAGTCGTCTGGGTTTTCTCCTCGCCTATAATCTTTCTTTATAAACAGCCTTTTTACCCAAGCATGACCTACTCCACCGGGGTTGCAAGTGAGATACATTCTCTTAGGGAACTTATTAGCACCTCTTAAACAAGCCTTTAATGTATGAAAGACTACCTCTCCGAATTGTGTAGCCTCTTCAAGAAAGATTACGTCAAATTCTTGCCCTTGGAACTGTAATGCGTCATTATCACTGTCAAAGTACTTGCACACTAGCACTGAGCCGTTAAAGAACTCAAAAGCCTTTCTATCACTGTTAAACTTTGCAATGTGCTCTCCAATATCTCGCCTTAGTGGCACAATATGGTTTTCATATAAGTCAACGTATCTCTTTCTAACAAGCAACATACGTATTCCGTTGTAATTTAAAGCCATTCGTTTAGCTTTTTCTCTTACTGCAAAAGACTTTCCGCCACCTCTTGCACCACCAAATGCAATATATCTCTTTTTTAGCAGTGCAAATTCTTTTTGCTTGGGTTGTAGCTTATACAACAAGCATTGTTTGGGTTCTGCTATTGTTACTGCTGACATTTGTCTATTGAGCCTCTTCTTCTATATCAGCACTAAGGGTTATAACCTCTAGCTTGCCCTTAACCTCTTGCTTAATGTCTTGCTGTGTGGTCTCTCGTTTGCTGTAGTTAACATCTAGCACCCATTTACAGCCCATGGGGTGATATGTCCCTCTTACAAAACCTTTCTCAATATCGTTTTCCATAAGGTTTAAACACTCTTGTATTGCCTCGTCCCATTCTGGATATGTTCCTCGCCAATTGTAAAGAGTTGATTTTCTTATCCCAAAATGTTGGGCAACGTCCATTATCGTTGTATATTCGCCCTTTTCAAGCTGAGATTTAACAAAAGCGATAGCTTTCTCACACATTGAAGGTTTATATAGTGTGTTCCCAGCATTACCGCTTGACCCTTTCATATACTGCCCTTTAGCATTTCGCTTTGGTTTTGGCTTTGTTGCATTGTTATTTGTGTTGCTCACAATATCACTCTCCTTTTGCTTAGTTAAAGGTTAACATTTTAATCAGTTTTTGAAATAAGTTACCCCTTCTGCGTTTTTTAGTTAAAATTTAAAAAATTAAAATTGTGTCCACTTTAAGTTGTTAAAATACGGTGTTTTAAGTATTTAAAATAAATTCGTATTCACCAGTCAACATATCACTTTTACCCTTTACAATGCGGTATAATGAGCTTTTTGAAAGAAACAATCCAGATGCACATTCTTGCATTGACTGAAACTTTTGCTTATTACCTTCACTGTCAATTGCCGTAATTGGTTTACAGTTATTCCCATTCGTTTTAACTACAACTAAGTTTTCAACACGACAGTCAAAAGGATCTCCGTTGATATGCTTGATTTGATAGCTCTCATACTCTGGAGATAAAAAAGCTAAAGCTACCAACTTTCTTATTGGGAGCTTCTT